AAAGTATGACGGTGCAAACTGGGTAAATGATACGGATCTAGCTGGATCTGGTGGCGGTGGTAGTTCACTACAAAATAGAGGAACATTATCAGTTTCAACAAGTTCTATTGCAAACAATGCAGCAACAAATGTTGGACTTGTTGGTTATAAGTCTTATGCACTATTAAAAGTTGAGACCAACTATGCTGCTTGGGTCACTATCTACACGTCTACAAGTGCTAGAACTGCAGATTCGGGTAGACCTGAAACTACCGACCCAACTCCAGGTTCGGGAGTTATTGCAGAAGTAATAACTACTGGTGCAGCAACACAATTAATTACACCAGCCGCTATCGGATTTAATAATGATGCTACACCGTCAACAAACGTATATTTAAAAGTTGTTAATAAATCTGGTTCTACACAGAGCATTACAGTTACCCTAACACTTCTGCAACTAGAGGCATAATATGGAAGAGCAGGAATATATTGTATCGTTAAAGAATTTTGAAGATTTAGAAGAATTTTATGATGATATGGAAACCTCTGGGGGAACACTTTACATTCCTGATAGGATAGTAGATTGTAGTGTAAGAAGAGCAATTAGTAGAAATACTCATTATACTCTTACAGAATCAGAAGCTACCCAATTAAGAAAAGATCCTAGAGTGTTAACCGTTGAGAGATTACCAAAAGATCGTGGTATAGAAACAACACCATTCTGGACTCAAGGACCAGCTGCGTTCGAGAAGAGCAGTGCAATCGATCAAGCTGATAAGAATTGGGGACTACTAAGATTAATCGAGGGTGGTCCATATTCAAGTTGGGGAACAGACGGAGCGTTTACTCAAAGAAATGCAACCATACAAACTACTAGTTCAGGTAAAGACGTTGATATAGTAATTGTTGATGCTCATATAAATCGTCTTCACCCAGAATTTGCAGTCAATGCAGATGGAACTGGTGGTAGTAGAGTTATACAATTTGATTGGTTTTCTCTAAGTGAATATCTAGATATACCGACTACTGGAGCATATAACTACTCAGTATCTGTACGTAGTAATCATGGAACTCACGTAGCTGGAACAGCTGCAGGTAATACTCAAGGATGGGCAAGAGATTCTAATATCTATTACATTGAATTTAATTATACTGCAGCTGGTGGAACATTTACACCAGGATCATGGGATTTATATTTATTTGACTATATTAGAGCATTTCATCTCACTAAACCCATCAACCCATCTACAGGAAGAAGAAATCCAACAATTTGTAATAATAGTTGGGGATATAGTTATGGTAATATTTCGTTAGGAGATATTTTCCAAGTACAATATCGAGGAGTAATTTCTAGTTTAGCTAACTTATCTACAGTTACAAAAAAATCAGCACTTGAAGAAAGTGGTGTTCCTGTTCCTTTTGACACTTATTTGTTTAAAACACCAGCACGAGTGACTGCACTAGATTTAGATGTTGCGGACGCAATAGAAGATGGTGTAATAATTGTTGGATCTGCTGGTAATTCATATTGGAATTGTGCCAGACCTGGAACAGCAGATTATAATAATACTGTAACTGCTGGACAACAGATCTTCCATTCTAGAGGATCTAGTCCTTCTGCAGCTGAAGGTGCAATTTGTGTTGGAAGTGTTGGTGCTAGAGCAATTGAATATAAATCAACATTTAGTAATTATGGAAATAGAATAGATGCTTGGGCACCTGGATCAAATATCATTTCTGGAGTATTTGATGCTAGTGCAGCATCAGAATTTGGTATTACTCTTGCATTTGATCCAAGAGATCCTAATTACAGAATTGGATCTATATCTGGAACTAGTATGTCTGGTCCACAAATTAGTGGTTTACTTGCTTGCCTTGCTGAGCAGTTTCCAAATATGTCTCAGTCGCAAGCTCTTTCATACTTACAAACAAAATCTAGGACTGGGCAGGTTATCTCTAGTGGTGGGAATGCTGGTGATTACACCTCTCTTGGAGATGCAACCACAGGGACAACAACTAAACATGCTTTATATAACTATGAGAGACCTTTAGTAGGACATGTTACACCAAAACCCAATTTTGGATTGCGAGCAACCAGCGGACAGACATTTCCTCGTTTTATTACTCAACGAACTAAATAAATACTTTTATAGGTAATCATCAATATGGCAACAGTACCTGGATCTGGAGCAGTAATATTACCCGTTTTTAATAAACAGACTCTTGGAGTAGATTCTGTAATTGTTAAAAACGGAGGGTCTGGGTATAGCTCAACACTTCCACCTATTTTGGTTGTAAAGCATTGTGGTCAACCAATTAGAGATGCTATTCTAAGACCAATAATAGATGATGGTAAAATAGTTTCGGTAAGAGTAGTAGATCCTGGAGAAGGATACGATCCGCTAAGAGTTAACTTTACTCCAATATTGCCAAATCCAGACTCTGAAGTTCCAGATGAAGCAGAGGCACAAGTTGTCCTAAAGTCAGATGGCACTGTCGATTACATCAAAGTTCTTAGGGGTGGTGATAAGCAATTTTATGAGGTAGATACTGAAGTTGTTGGAGGCGAAGGATCTGGAGCAGTAGTTAAATCTGTACCAAAAACAGTAACTGGATTATCGATTTTAAATAAAGGTAGTGGTTATGAAGAACCTCCGTTTTTAAGTATCACTGGCGGTGGCGGACGAGGTGCTAGAGGTGTTGCGGATATTGATCCTGCTGGAATTGTTTCTCCAAACTTTACTATTAGTGATCCAGGGCAGTTCTATCTACAAGCACCATATATTTTACTAGTCGGTGGTGGAGGTTTAGGAGCAAGGGCAAGAGCAACTATAAGTCAAGGCAGTATTGATCAAATAATTTTAGAAAATCCTGGTAAAGGTTATACTTCATCACCAAAGGTTGTTTTTGCTAGGAATGTAAAATTAAAAAGAATTTCTAGAAATAGACAGGCATTTAATTCAGAGAAATTTAATTTTTCTGGTATATCTAGAAACGTTGGTAGAGCAGATACTCAAATTTTTGTTTCTTCTACTGACGGATTTCCAGGGTCTGGAGTTTTGCTACTAGGAAAAGAATTACTTAGATATACAGGAAAAGACAGTAATAGATTTACTGGTTTAACAAGAGGAATCAATTTAAGATATGACCAAAGAGTTATATTAGATAACACTCAAGATGATCCTGTTAGTGGCATCAGTGGATATGTATTTAATATTGGTGATACAATTGTCAGAGTCGTTGAAAATGCGTCAAATAAAATTGCCATAGTTTATGATTGGGATCCAACAACCAAAGAACTTTTTATAGTATTCCAAGTTGATGAACTTGCATTTATTGATGCTGGTTTACCAGGAGAAAAATCTAATGTAGTCTTTGATGCTGGAATTGCTGATTCAACAGGAACATTTGATCTTCCACATGTCGTAATTGATAAAGAAGATTCTATAATCTATAAATTAACTGTACCTGTATCATTTGAACTTGATAAAGCATTTGAGGACGATGATGAATTAGACGGTGATGGTAATGGTCTGCCCGATTTGATAAATACAGGAACTGATTATGAAGATCAGATAAATTTAGATGGGGGTATAGCATCTACACTTTATGGTATTGAAGAAACTGAAGGTGGGCAAAATACCACACTATTTGAAGTTGGTGATACCATAAAAGATTCTAGTGTTCCATTTAAAACTTCTACGGTTTCGGATGCAAGTAATCTTAACGAAGGTTTGGATCATAAAGTACAACTAACTGTTAAACTTGATAATAGGAATCCAAGTAATAACAATGGCATTACGTTTATACCAGGAGAAACAGTCACTGGAAATAGTTCTCAAGTTCAAGCTACAGTAGTATCTTGGGATCCTACTAATTTAATACTTGTATTAAAAGACGTTGTAGCATTTGACACTGGTAATCCTACAATTGGATCTTTACATAAGTTTTCAGATACTGGAACTGTTGTAGATGTTAGAATTTTATCTAGAGGAAACAATTTTGCAACTGCACCCAATGTAGTATTCCAAACAAATGGAGTTATTTCTGCAGTTGCAACATCCGTATTACTGGCAGACCAGGTTGATAACGTCGTCATTTCTAATGGTGGATATGGATATGAAACTCCTCCTACAGTATCATTTACTGGCGGTGGAGGAACAGGAGTCGTTGCTCAAGCAATCTTGGGTGGAGAAAAACTTATTGGTCAGAATGGTGCTTCATGGAGAATTTTGAACATTAGTTATGATACTCAGTTTAGAAACGATGTAAATTAACGGATAAATATATTAGAAGAAACAGAACTTTTAGGAATTAACAATGTCAGCACTTCTTACTGATCAATTTAGAATATATGCCGCACAGAAATTTATTAAGTCTTTAGAAGGACCAAATCCTGAGGCAACAGATCTTGCTGCTGGCAGCACCAGAGATAGACTTTATGTGTTTATTGGTAGACCACAAGAATGGGAATCTGAAAATAATCCTCCAGAACCAATTGATAGTTTTTCTGAGTATAGTGATGTATATGATGACATGATCTCTATGAAAAGAGTTCTTGCAAATGACACTGTTCAAGTTGTTCGTAGAATTGATTGGACACCTCCAGAAAAAACTACTGGTGGATTGGGATTTGTTTATGACATGTACAGACATGATTATTCTCCCACAAAAACAGCAGCATCTGGTTCTACTAGATTATATGATGCAGACTTTTATGTTGTTAATTCCTCATATCAAGTATACAAGTGCATATACAATGGAACATCTCCATCAGATCCAAACGGAAAACCATCTACTGTTGAACCAACAGGAACTTCAACATCTATTGTTTCAACAGCAGATGGATATAGATGGAAATACATGTACACTATTCCAGTTGCACAAGTTTTAAAATTCTTTTCTTCTGAATATATTCCAGTATTACCAGACTCTGCAGTTAGAACAAATGCAGTTCCTGGAGAAATTGATACCGTTGTAATTACATCTTCTGGTTTTGGATATAATAATGGTACGTTTGAAACTGTTCCAATCAATGGTGATGGAAGTGGTGGAAGAGTCTCAATTGTTGTTGATGGCGGTAAAATTGTAAATGCCACGGTAACTTCTGGAGGCACTGGTTATACCTTTGGAAAGATTGTGGTTGATTCAATCAATGGAATCGGAACAGGCAGTGGTGGAGTTATTGATGTAATTATTCCTCCACAAAACGGACATGGTTATGACAGTCCCTATGAACTTGGTGGATTCAGAGTAATGGTTAATGCTAAATTATCATACTCTGAAGGTTCTGGCGACTTTCCAATTGATAATGATTATAGAAGAATTGGATTAATTTTGAATCCTAAGAAATTTAATACTACAGAATTAACATCTGATTTAACCTTAAGTTCAACTAAAGCAATTATTTTTGCACCAACATTCCAAGGAAGTTATGTGCCAGATGAAATTATTACACAAGTCAAAAGTGTTGGTGGTCAATCAATTACATCAAGGGGTAGAGTAATTTCTTGGAACACTACTACAAAAGTTTTGAAGTACTATCAAAATAAAATTGATGGTATTTTCCCAGAAATTACAGGTTCTTTGAATCAATTCAGTGGAAGTAATATTATTACGGGATTATCTTCTGGTGCTACTGCAGAACCAGATGTTAATTTCCCAGCAGTTCCAGGAACGTCTACAAGGGTTATTAATAACACAGAGTATGATCTAGGCATGAAATTTACTGCTGGATATGCATTCTCTGAAGTCCAAAAGGACAGTGGACAAGTCATCTATATAGATAATAGAAGAGCGATTTCTCGTGCAAACGATCAAATCGAAGATATTAAAATTGTTATTGAGTTCTAATAATTTAGGATAAGAGTAAAAAAATGCCCCAGAATACTAACCTCAACGTTTCTCCTTACTACGACGATTTTGATAAATTTAAGAATTTCTATAAAGTTCTTTATCGTCCAGGATTTCCAATCCAAGCAAGAGAACTCACAACAATGCAGACGATCATGCAGAATCAGATCGAAAGCATGGGAACTCATTTTTTCAAAGATGGGGCAATGGTCATTCCAGGACAAGTTGGATTTGACAATAATGTTGACGTAATTTTAATCCAGTCTAGCTTTCTTGGATCTGATGTAGAACTTTATAGAAGTCAATTAACAGGTGCAACTATTACTGGTTCTACAACTGGAGTAAAAGCAAAGGTATTATATACAATCCCAGCATCAGAATCCGACAGAGGGTTTATTAGTGTATATTTAAAGTACACAGAATCTGGTGGTACTAATAAAGATATTCTTACATTTCTAAACAATGAGCAACTTTTATCTGATAA